TGGTCGTCGCGGGCGGGCTAAAGACCTTTGCCAAGACGCGCTTCTTTTACACCGAGTACATCGAGGCCGAAGCCTACGCCGGCCAGATCGGGCGCGACGAGATCCACCGCCGCCTTCCCGGCAAGTGGCGCATAGCCGAGGACTACCGATCTTGGGACAAAGGCGGGGATTGTTTGTTTGAACGCTTGACATAGGTCACCCGCTGGCAATAGAGGTCAGGCAGAGGAAAGCGATGGATACCCGCGCATAGCGCGGCCCGGTGGCTCCTCGGACTTACAAGCCGAGAACCAGACCGGATTTCCCGACACTCTGGCGGTAGGCGGCACAGCTTAACGCATTTCCATCACTAATTTCCATGGCAACAGGAGTAGTCACACTACCTCCACATTACGAGCCGGATTTCGATGCCGTTTGGCATGAGATCATGGCTCAGCAGATCGACCATCGCCTCGCTGGTTACTACATCAGCGATGTCGTCGTCGGCAACTCGAAGCGGTACAGCCAGATGGGTTCGCAGTCCTACGCGATGAGCCAGAAGACGGCTCGCGCGGCTTGGACGGAACCGTCTGATGTCCCTTCCGCAATCCGCTGGGTGCTCCCCACGGGTTACCAGAAAGCAACGTGGATCGACGAGGATGACGCGGCCCTTCTGGGCTCGCTCCCCGATCCGCAGAACCAGATTGCGATGAACCACGCCATCGCCGTCAACCGCCTGAAGGACCAGCTGATCATCAACAACGCGATCGGCGTCAACTTCACGGGTGTCTCGGCCTCGACCCAGACGGCGCTTCCCGCCGCGCAGCAGGTCGGCGTCCAGTTCCCGGGCGCAACGAACACGGGCATGACCCTCGCCAAGATACTCCAGGCGCTGTTCATCCTCGATTCCAACGACGTTCCCGAGATGGACCGCGTCATGGTCTACGCCGCGAAGCAGCTCTACGACCTGCTCCTCAACGTGGATCAGGTTGACTCGGTGCTGTACAACGACGTTCGCGCGCTGATGAAGGGTCGCTTCGACGAGTTCGCGGGTTTCCGCTGGATTCGCACGCAGCTCCTCCCGACGGTCGGCACGCCGTCCATCCGCTCCTGCATCGCCTACCAGAAGAAGTTTGTGCTTTTGGGCGAGCTGAAGGGGCAGAGCACGAAGATCGACATCCTCCCGCAGCAGTCGCACGCGATTCAGGTCCGCACGACCTACACCGCCAACGCGACGCGGCTTGAGGAGGCGGGCGTCGTCCTCATCTCCACGGATGAGACGCAGTAACGTGTAACCATCAAATAAGGAACAACTACCATGGCAACTACACGCTACACTCAGAACGTCGCAGTCATGCAGGCGCCGTTCTCAACGGCTCCCATCGGGGACTACGTCGGTGGCGGCCCGCTCCTCGGGCCGACCTTCGGCGCGTTTCCTGTCCAGTACAACGACGCGGGCGTGGAGATTGGTCAGGTGCGGGAAGTCACCGCCATCTACCAGCTCTACGGCAACGAGTCGGTCAACGACATCATCAACATCTACCTCGCGCAGCCGGGAGACATGATCGACCCGGCGTACAGCTCGGTGTCGGGCGGCACAGCCGTCGCCTCGACCCTGACGCTGAACGTGGGCGACGATGACATCACGGGCTACGGTCTCGTGTCGAGCAATCAGGCTTTCAGCCAGACTGCCCTTCCCGGCATCACGAGCCCCGGTGCCATCACGCCGCAGGGCGCGAGCGCGACCCGGTACGCGAGCGCCATCGCCGCCGCGGGCACGGCCCCGACCGCCTTCGCGGGCGGTTCGGCGTTCACCGACCCGTACGTCATCGGCACCTACGCCGTTGAGCCGGTGGGCGGTTCGCCGGGCACGGGCGTCTCGGGCTCGTGGATTCAGGCGACCATCACGGCCATCGTGGGCCAGGTCGCTGGCAAGGTCTTGGTGTTTCGCCTGCGGGTTGTGAAGCCCTAACAGCCAGTAACACCACAGAGTATATGGGGCACCCTGCTGAGTTGGATCTCTGGGCGGGGTGCCCCTAACTTTTTTACAATGCAGCAACTATCGCAAACTGACATCGCCAACTTGGCCCTGATGCAGATCGGGCAGGGGAAGATCATGTCGATCTCCAACCAGAGCGACGGTAACGCCGTCGCCTGCAACGTCGCATGGAATCAGGCGTTTGGAAGCGTGGCGCGGGAGACGCCCTGGAACTGCCTAAAGGCGATTGCGTCCTTGGGTCAGGCCATCATCCCGAATCCGGCGAGTGCGACCTACGGCACGAACATCCCGTCGAGCGCGACCACATGGACGCCCGGGACCAACTACGCCGTCAACGGGTACGTCATCTACGCGGGCTACCTGTACCAGTGTTTGATCGCCAACACATCGAGCGCGTCCTTCACGGTCGATTTGACGAAGGGCTACTGGTTCCAGACGAACACCTACAGCCCGAGCTTCTTTGGCGTTCCTGCGGGCAATACGGTGAGCGGGGCGCCTTGGCTATACGCCTACGCCCTGCCGGCCGACTTTATCGCGCTGGTGAGCCTTAACGGGGCCGGGTGCTGGGGTGGGTGGGGATGGGGGTCGGGTCAGGGCGGTTGGGGCGGGGTGGGCGCAAGCTGGGGTGGCGGCAACTCCTCGCAGGGGTCGCCGCACGAGATCTTCGGGCGCTACCTGTACACGAACGACCAGTTGGCAAACATCGTGTATGTCCAGTACCAGACCGACACGACGGTCTACGATTCGCTCTTTACGGACTGCCTAGTCCTAAAGCTGGCGGCGATGATCGCCACGCAGCTCCGCAAGGACGACATGAGGTTGTCCACTCAGCTCGCGCAGGCGTACACGCGGCGCATACAGGATGCTCGGGTCAAGAACGCGGGCGAGGACAAGCTGCGGCGCTTCAACCCCATCGGCAGTTCGCGCTTTGTGCGGTCAAGGAGATATTCAACCAACGGGTAGATGAGTAATTCGATCATCCCGCTGGTGCAGTTCACGGGGGGCGAGTTTTCGCCTTCGATGGACAACCGTCTAGATATCGAGAACTACCGGAACGCCTGCCGGAAGTTGCAGAACATGATCCCGACCAAGCAGGGCGGGGCGCAGCGCCGCCCTGGGTCTCAGTGGATCGCGCAGGGAAAGATCAACTCGGCGGGTACGGCGTCGATCTCCAGCTTCCGAAAGTTTCAGGTGGCCCCCGGCGTCTCATTCCAGCTTGAGTTCTGCGACCAGGGGATAAGGTTCTGCGCGAGCGGGGCGCAGATCACGGTCAACCCGACAAGTCTACCGAATTGGACGAGCGGCAACAGCTATGCGGCGGGAGCGTTCGTGCAGCTTTCGGGCATCCCGTACTACCTCTACAACGGCCCGCTGAACAATTCCATGACGTCTCCCAACATGGACACGGCGCATTGGACGCTTCAGGCGACGTACGAGGTGCCCGCGCCGTACAGCGGGACCAATTTCACGGCCCCAAACTACTGGACCGCCGACGTGTGCAACGTGCAGCTTCAGGTGATTAACGACGTGGCGTACATCGTCCACCCGAACTATCCGGTCTATAAGCTCACGCGCTACACAAACGTCTACACGGGCGTTCCAAACACCGGATGGGTGATGCAGCAGGTTCAATTCCTATTGCCGCCCATGCTGGACGAGAACGCCACGGACCAGACAATTGCGGCAAGCGGCGTGTCGGGGAGCGTGACCCTCACGGCAGCGGCAAACGCCGCATGGTCGGGAGGCGTCGTGTACGTTCCCGGAAACACCGTTTTAAGCGGCGGCATCCAATACAACTGCCTCGTGACGCACACGAGCGGAACCTTTAAAGACGACGTGGCAAGCGGGTATTGGCAGGTCGTTACGAACTTCGTGTCGTCGCAGGTAGGAGGTTACTTCCAGTTGGCCTACAACCGCCCGACGGCCTACATTCAGGCGCTCGCTACCGGAATCTCGTCCAGCTACACGCTGCCGACGGTCACGCTCAATTCCTCGAACGGCTACCAGCTTTACTTGGTCGGCACGTGGGAGGTGCAGACCTACGGCACATGGACGGGGGTGGTCACGATTGGCGTGTCCTACGACAACGGGACCACTTTCCAGACGATCACGAGTCTGACCAGCCAGGGTGATGCCAACTATTCCATCTCCGGCGAGGAATTGCAGGGGGGCATCTACTCGTTTGGGATCTCGGGCACGGCGGGACTTGCCAGCACGACCCCGCCGCGCATTGTGCTGACGGCCGAAAACCAGTTCGTCTACGGGCTGGTGCAGATCACGGCGGTCGCGTCGGCGTATTCGGCCACGGCCACGGTCGTCGGTGCGCCGCTTTACTCGACCAGCCCCACAATCTATTGGAGCGAGGGCGCATGGAGCGCCTACCGCGGCTACCCGCAGGCGATCACGGTCTTTCAGGAGCGGGTCTGGTACGGGTATTCGTCCTACCAACCGCAGAACGTGTGGGCCAGCCAAACGAACGACATCGAAAACTTTGCGCTCTACGACCAGTCGCAGGCGACCTACGGGCTGGCCTTCACGCTGAACGCGCCGGGGCGTGGGCCGATCCAGTGGCTTGCCGCGCAGACCGATCTGTTTGTGGGCATGGCGTCAGCCGAGTGGATCATCTCCTCGGGCGGCACGACGACCGCCATCACGCCGACGCAGATTCAGGCGCTAGAGCATACGGTAAATGGGTCTGCGCCAAACCTTCCCGCGCTCATCATCGGGCAGGCGTGCATGTACGTCCAGCGCCGCGGTCGCACGTTCCAGCAGATGATGTTCAGCGTGTTCACGAACAAGTACATGTCGCAGGACATGCAGACCACCTCGCAGCACTTGACGAACGCGGGGATCATGCAGTTCGACTACCAGCAGCAGTGGCAGAACCAGCCGATCCTTTGGGCGGTCTGTGGCGACGGCACGCTGATCTCAATGACCTATGCCATGGAGCAGAAGGTCTTTGCGTGGGCGGGGCACTCGACGGGTCAGGACGCAGGCGACAAGGTGATCTCGGTGCAGGTGATCTACGGGGCGAACGGCGCCGACGACGAGGTGTGGCTCACGGTGCTCCGCGACATCGGCACCAACAACGGCAAGGGGTGCCAGCTTGAGCGGCTTTGGCCCGTGGACTGGCAGACCTACAACACGGGCGCCCCGCAGCTAAACCAGATGTGCTACGCGGATTGCGCGAGCTTCTCGACCTTTGCCAGCGCGTACCCCATCGGTCAGCAGATCGGCGGGATTCCGTTCTGCCTCGTTGGGCGTACCTGCGTTGCGTCCATTGTGCCCGCCTCGGGGTCGGGCGCTTGGGCCATTCGAGGCCTTGTGCCGGCCATAGCGGGGAGCGGGCCCTTGACGGGCTTGCCCTACGTCGTGATCCCCAACTACGCGCCGGCAATAGGAGACGTAGTCTGCGTCGGGCTTCCCATCAACTGGCAGCTTCAGCCCATGCGGATCGACATTGACCCAGCTCAGGGGCCGACCATCGCGGAGTACAAGTCGGTGGAGGCGGTGTATATTCGGATGCTTAACTCCATCGGCGGTCAGTGGTCCTCCTACGTTGCCGCCGTGTCGGGCCCGCCTGTCCTTCAGGTAAACGACATCCAGGTTTACCCCATCACGACCTACAACAACGCACCGCCTCCGTTTGCGGCCAACGTGCCCGACGACCGCGAGATCAAGATTGGCGGCTTCCAAGGCTATTCGCTGGACCCGCAGTTCTCCATCCAAGGGTACGACCCGCTCCCCATGTATATCCTTGGCCTTGGGGTGCAATACCAGATAGACCAGACCCGAGAATGAACGTAACACTATTCGATCCCCCGTTTGACTATCCCGAGCTTTGCAAGTGGTGGGACATACGGGGCGTTCCGCACGTTCCGCAGTCGATCCTTACTTCCCACGGAGCCGTCGTGTCGGCGGGTGCTCCGATTGCAATGGGTTTCTGCTATTTCGACACGGGCGGGAAGATCGGTGTCGTGGACTTCATCAGCACGAATCCAGCGGTCGCGGCCTCCAGCACCACGCTTGAAGCCATCGCCACGCTGTTCAAGTTTTTCGAGCAGATCGCCAAAAAGCGCGACTGTCCAAACCTCATCAGCTTTGTGGCGCAAAACACGGGGCTTCACCGTTACATGGTAAAAGCGGGATGGACTGATCCTCGGGCTGTTCCTCACGTCTATCTGCTAAAGCACCTCACCTAATGGCTATCCCGGCAATAGGCTTCACGGCATTTGAGACGGCGGTTGTAGCAACCTCCGTTGCGGCTACTACCGCTTCTACCACTATTGCCCTTGAGGCGTCTTCGCGGCAAGCGACAGCAGCGTCACAGGCTGCCGACTACAACGCCAAGGTCGATCAAGCGAACGCGCAGCAGATTGCGATGAACGCAAACGCGAACATCGAGAAGCAGCGCAAGGACGACCAAGCCTACCAGTCTAACCAGCGGGCGGCGCTCGCGGCGTCGGGCGTTTTGTCCGACACGGGAAGCCCCATGCAGGTCGAGGCGACGACGGCGGGGCGGCAGGAGCAGGACATCCAGACGTATTGGGCGAGCGTGCAGGAGAAGGAATCGCAGCTTTACGCCTCGGCGCAGGAGGGGGTCTATGAGGGGGCTGAGGAAGCCGACATTTATCACCTTCAGGGGGCAGGCGACATCTTCAGCGGCATCGGTTCCATTGCCTCGACCTTCGGGCGTTTCGCGCAACCGGGACCAAGCACAACCTCAACGAGCGATTAACGGCTTATTCTGATGGCTGAGATCCCCACAATCCCCGGAAGCGCCCGCGTCCAAGACCAGCAGATCGGCGTCAAGCGTAACGTGCAGCCGCGCCTTCAAGCG